TAACTCTTTTATCGTTTTGTTGTAGGATTGTAGGTCCTGTAACTGTATCTGCCATTTGTTTCCCTCCTTAATCAAGAAACTGTGGGGCCGTAGCCCCACTAATTATTAAAATACTGAGTATTCTAACTCCACTGTAAATCTTCCAGCAGTTATATCAGCATTTACCGCAGTTGTAGAAAAAGCATATAAGTTTTTACTAGCAATCGCCGCTGTAACATTTGGAACGAATATGTGGTAGTTACCAGCAGTATCGTTAAAGTTCACGTCAATTTCTGTAATTGATTGTGTAGCACTTAACTGTTCGTTAAAAGATGTTACACCAGCACCCACGATTTCAGTTCCAGAAGAAACTGCCGCGTTAGTTGCTGTACCAGAAGTTGCACTTAATGATAAACCACCAACAAGAGTTTGTCCTGCCGCAGTTGTAATACCAATTAATGCTCTGTGAATAAAAAATTTACTAGGTGTTACTAGTCCGTCTGGTGCGTCTGTATTTAATGCACCAAGCTCTACAAGCACATCACCGTCTCCATATGCAGTATCTGCCGCGTTTGTGCTTGCTAGTGTACCTGCAAATGATTGTATTTTTCTAGTTCCCATAGAAACTAGTTGTCCTGTAGAGTTTACAGAAAAACCTGTTTCTGTAACTGCACCAGTATCAGTAGCTTTATTAATTACGTTAAAACCACCCTCTGATCTAATAGGACCACTAAAAGTTGTATTTGACATATTTACCTCGTAGTTTTCATCATACCGTCTCTACGAGCGTCTGCTAGGTCAGTCGGCATGATAAGTTTATCCTAGTCTTTGTGGGGGGCATGCCCCCCACGTTAATTAGTTTTATGCTCCCGGAGATCCGAAAATACCTCTGAAGTCAGAGAAACCAAAAGAGTATCTCTCTCTTGCTTTGTATTTTACGTTTCCAGTTTCAAAGTCACCTTCCATTTTAGTAGTGATAGGTGCTCTTTGGAACATCTTCATTCCATTTGGCGCATCAGTTTTAATGAAGAATGCATCAGTATCAGTTAGGAAGTTGTTCACTACATAACCTTCTGGTAGCATACCCATGTTTCTTAATGCGTTAATGTCGTTGTCACCAGTCGCAGTTCTTAATTGAGTTTTCATCAATCTTTCTGCTACGAACTGTAGTTGCACCGGTATAATCATTTTTCTACCGTTGAGAGCGATCTTTAGACCTCTGTCATCAGTTAGTAATGAAATATCGATTAGCGACTGCTCAAGTGAAGTTTCATTTAAGTCAGACGCAGTTGACAACTCATTTCTAATGTTCCCACCAGTTGACGGGTGCGCTGTAGAACATAGTTCTACTCCATCACCGCCAGTAAAAGATGAATCAAACGCATTGTTTAATACGTTAGCCGCTTTTACTTGTTTGGTGTTACTCATTGAACGAGCAAGTGCTTTTGTGTAACGAGAGCTGATTCTGTCGTAAAGGTTATCCTCTACAGCTTCTTCAGTAATCGCAAAAGCAAGTGCTATAGTTTCGTGAGTGTACCTTGCAGTGAAAGACTCAGTAGCATCATCAAAGTTAACTGATGTGCCTTCTGGTTTTACCTGCGCAGAACCGAAACCGGATAGCATTACTTCTTCTTCAAAAGCTCTGTCCGAAGTTTCTATATCATAGATTTCTTCGTGTTGATTTTCGTATCTGGCATATTCCAAACCGAACAAAGCATTCAAGCCCGGTTCTAGTTCCTTTACCAGTTGTGATCTTGATATTGGCATATTAGACTCCTATTAGCTTAATGCTGTTGTTAGTAAGTAAGAATGCTCGCCAGTGTTAGGAATTACATAAACGTTAACGTTTGCTGAACTCGTATCACTATTGTCGGGATCCTTGGAAATACCTATTTGTTTAAATTGTCCAGATGTACCTGCTGTAGAAGTATCTAGTTCTTGAGTTGATCTACCAGAAAGCGAGCTTCCCGCTTGTCCTACTAAATCAAAACCAGCGAAATTCATCGCCGCTGTGCCTGTACCATCATGCTGGACTTCGAAGACGATTCTTGGATCGTCGTAAACAAGTGCAACAATATCAGAAGCATTTGTGCTTGCTGGATAGTTGTTACTAAATGTCGGTTTACTAGTAGTTGGATCTGTAAAAAAACAGCCATTGAATATGCCTAGAATTACGTCACCTGCATCTGCTCGTTCAATACCACCAGCAGTTACAGCTTTGACACATTGACCATGAAATATATCATGACCTAAATTCGCGGCAATAGTGTATTCATTAGCTTGAAGATCGCCACCAGTTAAATGTCTTACGGGTCTAAACCCGAAAGCCGCATCTTTGTTTGCCATCGTTAGTCCTTTTGTTAAAGGTTGTTAATTTTTATTCGATGGAAAGAAAGCTAAAAAATTAGTCTTTCCGGTTACCACCGAAGGTTACACGACTTTGCCTATCTGGTTTAGAGATCGGCATGCTGGGATGTTCTTCCTTTAGTAAATCATTGTTGATCGCCATTTCTTTATCTTGCGTCTGTTCAGCAAAATAAGCCATACGTTCTTCAACGACTTCTACCGGTATTCTTGCCAGCAACAATCCCCCCACTCCTATAACACCTTTGTATTTTCCTTCCTGTATAGTTGGATATTGAGTTCCGCTATCAGCTCTAACAAGTTCAAATCCTTCTCTAAGTCTAGATGAAAGATTCTTGTTGTCGTCTAAGCCCATAACTTCAGCCCTTATCCATCGATGTTTAAACCCATCGGGTGCAGGCGGTGCATCTAGGGATGACGGTGGTGCCCATGGTTTCCTACGAGTCGTCTTCTCGCGGGTTTGGACAGCGCGTGGAGTTTTATTATCTTCAATTTTATTCATATGCCTACTCCTTCACGTATTTCGCATATTCTTCAAGTGGCACACCTAATTTTTTAGCTATCGCTACTTGTGATGGTGTGAGCCTCACTGTTTTGCGCCCAGCACTTGTGGTCCTTTTAGCAGAGGCAACGGTCTGGACGGGTTGTTTGCCTTCTTGGACTTCTCCCCCATCGTTAAACTTCTGGGGAAACTCTTCACGAAGCCTTTTGTCAATTTCTTCGTAGTATTCATCAGAAGATGGATTGTACCCTTCTTCCTCCACAAGTTTCTTGTGAATACCAAACGAAGCGTATGTCATAGCTTCATCTTTCCCAAACCATTCATTCTTTTCAGCCCATGCTTCGGCCTTCGGATCCGGTTTAGGTTGTTGTACTGTATTTTGTATAGGTTGGTCACCTATTTGTCCAGTATTTTTTAAAGATTCTTCATAAACTTTACGTTGTTGCTCCGTAGCCTTGATTCTCTCTTCTTCTATAGCTAATCTGGCTAAATTTTGATTTGCTACAACTTGTGCATCAACATCTTTAGCGGCAACGGCGGCTTTTAAGTCTGACTTTGCTTTTTCTAACTCAGATTTTACTCTTGTAGAAAACTCATTGACATAACCATCATCTAGCTTATCAAACTTACCTTGAAGCTCATCTTTTTCTTTTTTAATTTTTTTAGCGAACTCAAGAGCCTCTTTTTCTCGTCTCTCTGCCTCACGTATCTTGTATGTCATTCGATCGATACGTTTTTGTACATCTTTACTATACTCTTCACGTTCGTCTTTTTTCTCTTCTTGTTTAGTCTCTTTAGACTCTTGTACTTGTTTCTCCTCTTTCTGTTCTTCTACCTCCACTTCTTTCTCTTGCTTGAGCTCAACGTCAACGGCGTTTCCACCGGTGTCTAATTCTATCATTGGCTCTTTAGTTGCT